AGTTCGATTGGCGCGGCGCATCTTTATTGAACGTCGGTCTTTTAGTTTGTAATTCTTGTTACGACGATCCGCAGCAGCAACTTCGGGCTATTGTTATACCCGCAGACCCAGTGCCGATTCAAAACCCGCGTATTGAATGGTTTGCGGCTGACGAGACCAACACACGCTATACATCAGGCCAAAACACGGTTGACGCCCAAACAGGCATTCCTGTTCCAGGCGGTTCTGTTCGCGTTACTCAAAATGGCAATGATCGCGTAACGCAGACGACAGGCGAACCGCCAAATGGTACAAATCAAGAGCCGGGCACTAATCCTAACGCTCCGGGTAACGATGACCCTGGATTGCCGATTGGATTTGACCAAGTTCCGAAAACAGGGCCGCTTACATGAGCAACTCTCAAATCCCCAACTTACCGCCAGCAATTGCGCTGAACGGAAACGAGCAGCTTGAAGCCGTTCAGGCTGGGGTTTCTGTGCGCCTTACTGCGGCACAAATTGCGGCTTTAGGCGGTGGCCCGACGGGCCCTCAAGGCAACACAGGCCCCACGGGCCCGACTGGAGCCACAGGCGTTACAGGGGCTAATGGGCCTACTGGCAGCACGGGGCCGCAAGGGCCGACCGGCGCTACGGGCTCAATCGGCGCTACGGGCCCGACCGGCCAAAAGGGCCCCACCGGCCCTCAAGGCCTGATAGGCCCCACGGGTGCACAGGGGCAAAATGGCCCCACCGGCCCCACCGGATCGCAAGGGCTTGTAGGGCCCACCGGTGTTGCTGGCTCCACCGGCCCCACAGGCCCCACAGGCGCTGCCTCTACGGTTGTAGGCCCAACTGGGCCTACTGGCACCGGCCCCACAGGCCCCACAGGCGCTGCCTCTACGGTTGTAGGCCCAACTGGGCCTACTGGCACCGGCCCTACAGGCCCTACAGGCGCTGCTTCTACGGTTGAAGGCCCAACTGGGCCTACTGGCATCGGCCCTACAGGCCCTACAGGCGCTGCTTCTACGGTTGAGGGCCCAACTGGGCCTACCGGCCCTCAAGGCGTTTCCACTGGCCTTACGCTGTTTTTGGACGGCCCCACGAACACTGGCCCGCAAGCCTATGATTTGCTGTCTATTCCCAATGCGGGCACGCAAACCAATCTTTCTATTCAAACAAACTCAAGCACTCCGACTTTAATTGGATCGTTTGTTTCGGCAGCGAGCGTTCCAAACAACACATCATTTGCTGGCGGGCTATGGTCGCTTCATGCTTGGGTTTCGCGCAGCGCAGGAAGTGCGTCGTTTAAGTTTTGGATAGAAGTCCAAGAGGTTGCGTCAAACGGCACAACCGTTCTCCAAACTCTTGCTTCTGGCGATTACACTGGCGGCACTCTTGTTAATACCGGAACGCCAACGGTTTTTGACAACGATCTCTATGTTCCAAGCTCTACGTTGGCATCTACGTCCAGCCGCATTTTGCTGAACGTCTATGTGCAATCGACAACGGGCACGCCGACTGCCGACATTGCGATGCGTAACGAAACGCAATCACATATCGTTACGACCATTGCCTACAACGTCTCTGGCCCGACCGGCGCTACCGGCCCAACAGGGCCCACCGGGCCTACCGGGCCTACCGGCATCGGCCCTACAGGCCCTACAGGCCCTACAGGCGCTGCTTCTACGGTTGAGGGCCCCACAGGCCCAACGGGCCCGACAGGTTCAACGGGGTCAACCGGCCCAACTGGCCCGACTGGCCCTACGGGTGCGACGGGCGTTACCGGCCCGACAGGGCCTACGGGACCGACCGGGTCTACAGGCTCAACTGGCTCAACCGGCCCCACTGGCCCCACTGGCCCCACTGGCCCTACGGGCGCTACAGGCCCCAGTTCAGTCACGATTGGCACGACTGCAATCGTCAGCGGTACCAGTACTCGTATGCTGTACGACAGCTCGGCTGTTGTGCAAGAAACTACGGCTGGCATCAGTACTGACGGCACAAAACTTACGTTGGCTGGTTCTACCAGTTCGCTTGCTTCGTTGTTGACTAACTCCAGCGAAATCGCGACCGTATCGGCAACAGCAGCGACTGGCACTGTTAACTACGATGTAACTACGCAAAGCGTGCTGTATTACACCAGTGATGCTGGCGCTAACTGGACAGTAAATTTCCGCGCATCTTCTGGCACGTCTCTTAACACAGCAATGGCAACGGGGCAGTCGGTGACCGCCGTGTTTGCTGTGACGCAAGGCGCTACCGCTTATTACAATAGCGCGGTCCAAGTTGACGGAGGGTCTGTTACACCAAAATACCAAGGCGGCACAGCTTGGACGGCGGGGAACGTAAGCAGCATCGATGTGTACGCTTACACAATTATTAAAACCGGCAACGCGGCATTTACTGTGTTGGCCGCTCAAACGCAATTTAAGTGATGATGCGTGATTATGTTGATAAATGGTTCGGGGGAACCAAATGAAAATTTGCGTATACGCCATCAGCAAAAACGAAAAACAGTTTGTAAAGCGTTGGGCTGACTCGGCCAAGGATGCTGATTTACTTCTTATTGCCGACACCGGCTCGACTGACGGAATGGTGCAAGAGGCTCGCGACTACGGAATTACCGTGCCTGAAATAAGCATTGTGCCGTGGCGTTTTGACCATGCGCGTAACGCTGCGTTGGCCCTTATTCCTAAAGACATTGACGTTTGCGTAAGCCTCGACATGGACGAGATCATGGAACCCGGCTGGCGCGAAGAAATTGAGCGCGTATGGAAATTGGGCGAAACAACCCGGCTGCGCTATTACTTTGACTGGGGCTGCGGCATTAAGTTCTTATACGAAAAAATTCATGCACGGCATGGATATCATTGGCATCACCCGTGCCATGAATACCCTCGGGCCGATGGGCGTTTAACCGAAGTATGGGCGCAGACTGATAAGCTGCTTGTAAGCCATCATCCAGACCCAACCAAAAGCCGGGGGCAGTATCTGGACCTCTTGGCGCTGTCGGTTAAAGAAGACCCGTTTTGCCCACGCAACGCTTTTTATTACGCTCGCGAATTGTCATTCCACGGCAAATGGAATGAGGCGATTGAAGCGTGCAAAAGTTACTTAAACATGCCAAACGCAACGTGGATGAACGAGCGTTGCTATGCGCTGCGCGTCATGGGCAAATGCTACCAAGAAATTGGTGACTGGAAAGCCGCAGAGAACGCTTTTCATATGGCCTCAATGGAAGCGCCCAATACCCGCGAGCCGTGGTGTGAGCTTGCGCTTCTTTTGTACCGTCAATCGCGTTGGGCGGAGTGTTTCGCTTTTTCCATGCGTGCGCTTCAAATCACAAACCGAGAGCTTGTGTACACATGCGACCCAACCGTATGGGAGCATTGGCCTCACGACCTCGCCAGCATTTCAGCGTGGAATCTCGGGATGAAAGACATCGCGATTGAACAAGGCAAATTGGCGTTAGAGAAAACACCTAACGATGCTCGCTTAAAAGCCAATCTTGATCTTTTCACCGGCAAAGAAAAAGAGGCAGCTTAATCATGCCAGTTGTTCAAACGCGCGGCGCGATGTCGGCCTTGGCTTATGGATTGTTTGCTAAACGTAACGTGTCTTATGTGTCTGCTACAGGCGGAACAGTCACGACTGACGGCAATTTCAAAGTACATACTTTTAATTCCTCTGGTGATTTTGTTGTCAGCGCGGGTGGAACTATCAGCGAAGTTTTACAAATTGCTGGCGGCGGCGGCGCTGGCTGGTCTGGCGGCGGCGGCGGCGGAGCGGGCGGTTATAGAACATTCAGCAGTGTTGTTATCGCGCCTGGTACTTTTGGCGTTGTTGTTGGCGGCGGTGGTTCAAACAGTATCGGGGCATCAACAAACGGCAGTGACAGCTCCTTTAACGGTAACACCTCAACGGGCGGTGGTGCTGGCAAATCAAACGACAACGGAAGTAACGGTGGCTCAGGCGGTGGCGCAAGAAGCGTTAGTGTTGGAACCGCTTCTGGAGGCACCGGCGTTTCTGGTCAAGGCAATGCTGGTGGCGAAGCTACACAAGGAAGTCCTTACGCAAGCGGCGGCGGTGGCGGTGCTTCTGCTGCTGGCGGCGCTAGAGTAAGCAGTCAATCCGGCGCGGGCGGGGCTGGTACGGCAAGCAGCATTTCTGGTTCGTCAGTGTCACGCGGCGGCGGCGGTGGTGGTGGGGGTGATAATTATTCAGGATCATCACGCGGTTTGGGAGGCGCTGGCGGCGGCGGCGATGGGCAAAATGGTGTAGTTGGCACAGCCGGTACAGCGAACACAGGCGGCGGCGGCGGTGGCGGTGGTTATGCTGGCGGCTCAAATCTTGAGGGTGGAACGGGCGGTAGCGGTGTCGTGATCATTCGCTATCAATTCCAGTAGGATTGTCATGGCTCACTTTGTAGAACTTGATGCCAACAACGTAGTTTTACGAATAATCGTTGTTGCAAACGCAGACACCGCTGACGTAAGCGGCGCGGAAAAAGAAGAGATCGGCGCAGCTTTTTGCGAACGCCTTCTTGGCGGCACCTGGAAGCAGACCAGCTACAACGGAAACATACGTTAAAATTATGCTGGAATTGGCTTCACATACGACGCGGATCGGGATGCATTTATTCCGCCGCAGCCGTATCCGTCTTGGGTAATTAACGAACAAACGTGCATTTGGGAAGCGCCGGTGCCGTATCCTAATGATGGAAAACGTTACAACTGGGATGAAAACACGCTATCTTGGATTGAAGCCAGTGTTTAATTCTAGAGGCGGCGATGGACGACACCAGCGCAACGATTGGCGGGTTGCTTGCTCGAATGCAACACGTTGAAAACGAGCTTCAAGCTTTAAAAAAGGGCCAAGACAAAGTTTTAAAAATTCTTAATCAGGCCCAAGGCGGTTGGCGAGTTGTGATATATGTTGGGTCTGCCGTTGCTGCAATAATTAGTATTTTAGCCGCTGTGTTTAAAAACTTATGGGAGCGTTAGATGACGACCGGCCTATCATATGACGGATCAGTGACCGGTACAGATAATTACGTTCAACAGATAGCAACATTGGCTGTCGTGGACGTCGCGGACTCTAATTACGTAATCATTTTGCCCCAGATGATTACTTACGCTGAAAATCGCTTGTGCCGAGACTTGGATTTTTTAAGCACAGTCGCAACAAACACAGCCTACTCAACAACGTCTGGAGTGCCGACCGTTCAATTCAACATGGCGGATTTTATCACGTTGCAACAAATCAACGCGATCTCGCCAGCAGGAACCGCTGTTCCAAACAACGGAACGCGCACCCCTCTTTTGCCAACAACTAAAGAATTTTTAAACGCAATTTATCCAAGCATTTTTGGGTCAGGAACGCCTGAGTATTTTGCAATGATAAATCAAAACACCATAACGCTCGGCCCTTGGCCTGATGGAGCGTATACGCTTGAGATGGTTGGTACGTATCGTCCAGATTCTTTGTCTGCAACTAACAAAACAACGTTCATCAGCTTGTATCTTCCAGACCTGTTTATTATGGCAAGCATGATTTACATCAGCGGCTATCAGCGCAATTTTGGTCGCGCTAATGACGATCCCCAGATGGCGGTGAGTTATGAAAGCCAATACAAAAGCTTGATGCAAAGCGCAATGGTAGAAGAAGCCAGAAAGAAATTCCAAAGCAGCGGCTGGGCGTCCATGTCGCCGCCTGTCGCCGCTTCTCCCACAAGGGGTTAATAGATGCCCCACGCATCTTTAAAACTTATTCCAGGCGTTGATCAGAACAGGACGCCAGCGTTAAATGAAACTGCGATTTCAAATTCGCAGCTCATCCGCTTCGTTCCTGACGCGCGCGGGGTTGGCTTGCCGCAAAAACTGGGCGGTTGGCTAAAATATCCAAATCGTTTTGCCATTACAATTGGGTCTATTGTAAGAAATCTGTGGGCGTGGTCCGACATAGACGACAAAAAACATTTGTCGATAGGCGCTGAAGCCTCTCTGTCAGTTATTACAGATGCCGTCGCTCCAGCTCAAAACATCACACCGCGAACTCTTACAGATAATGTTCCTGTTTTTGTTGAAACGGTACAGGGCTCCCCTGTTGTAACCATTACAGACGGCGGGAATCAAATTGAAACCGTGACGGGGGCGAGCGGCGATGGCGTAACGGCCACCGTTACGTTTACGGGGCCGTACACATTTCCAGTTGGCTCTACCATTTTTGTTTCTGGTGTAAATCCGGCTGGTTATAACGGTTATTGGGTTGCAACCGCGTCAACAGCAACTTCCGTTTCGTTTCTTAATAGTGAAACGGATGCATATGTTAGTTCTGGAACCGTAGAAAACGCCAGCAACATAACTGACTACATTGTTGTTAATATTGTCACTCAAATTTCTGTCGGTGGGCTTGTTCTGTTTGGCACATATCAGTGCTATGCAGACTCAACAAACAAATATCAAATTATTGCAAGAGATGCTCTTGGCACTCCAACGCCAGCTTTGTTTACTACATCTACAATTTCAGTAACCGGCGCATCTGGGACCGGATCGCTTGCAACTTTAACTTACGCTTTTTTGACCGATGAAGTTCCGGGGGTCGGTTCGTGGATAACCGTGTCAGACGTTGACCCCGCTGGGTATAACGGCTCTTTCATTGTTCAAGCATCAACCGCGACATCACTTTCATATGATAGCGCCGAAACGGCAGCATACGTTACTGACGGTGACATAACAAATTATGGAACGGTTCCTCTTTTTGAAACCGTTGCAGATTCACCCGTTGTGACCGTAACTCTGCCATATCATGGATATGTTGTTGGAGACAATTTTCCAATCTTGGTGCCAATCACTGTAGGCGGGATTGTTTTAAACAGTTCCGCCAATCAAGGCACAAATTACACAATAATTTCTGTAATCGACAACCCGTCTGGCGGGCCTTCGGCTCAATTCACTATACAGGGACCAACAAACGCAACGTCTACAACAGCAAACCCTGAACCGTTAAATAACGGAAACGCAATTTATACTTATTACGTCGGACTGACACCTCCCCCAACCGGCGCTGGATTTGGAGATGGTCCTTTTGGTCTTGGACCGTTTGGGTACGGCGTGACGCCAGCCATTCCTACGGGCGCACCCATTACGGCTTCGGATTGGACGCTCGATAATTGGGGCAGCATTCTTGTTGCATGCCCCATCGATACCGATGGTTTTGGAGGCCCTATTTACACTTGGAATCCAACAGCCAACCAGCAAAACGCCGTCATAATTCCTGAAGCTCCAATTTCTAATGATGGAATTTTGGTGTCTATGGAGCGTCGGCAAATTGTTGCCTGGGGAAGCACGGAAAACGGCATTCAAGATCATCTTTTGATCCGTTGGTGCGATATCCAAAACTACAATCAATGGATTGATTTGCCCACTAATCAAGCGGGCTCATATCGATTGCCGCGCGGATCGCGCATTGTTCAAATTATTCAGGCTTCGCAGCAAAATTTGATTTGGACTGATGTCGGCCTTTGGGCGATGCAGTACATCAACTTGCCCTATGTTTATAGCTTCAATGAAATCGGCACGGGTTGCGGTCTTATTGGCCGCAAAGCGGCATGCGCCATGAACGGCGTTGTCTACTGGATGAGCCAATCGCAGTTTTACAAACTTTCAAGCAGTGGCGTTGAAGTTATTTACTGTCCAATTTGGGACGTCATTTTTCAAGATTTAGACACCACGAACTTAGACAAAATACGCGCAGCTCCAAATTCAAGATTTGGGGAAATAACTTGGTTCTATCCAACCATCAGCAATAATGGCGAGCCAAGTGCTTACGTGAAGCACAATGTGAACATGCAGCAATGGGACTACAACGTTCCGTCTGCGTCTACGCCAGCGGGCGGCAAACTCGAGCGCACAGCTTGGACAAATCAGTCTGTTCTTGGGGCCCCAATCGGCGCAGGGCCCGACCCCATCAGCGGAAACAATTTTATTTATCAACATGAGTTTTTGCAACCTGAACAGCAAGAATGCGCGAATGCCGATACAATTGCTATGAACTCAAGTTTTCAGACTGGCTACTTTGTCTTAAACGAAGCCACTGAAAAAATGTTTGTTGATCAAGTTTGGCCCGATATGAAATGGGGCACTTATGGAGATCAAACCCCAAACGCCAACGTATCAATAACATTTTACGTTGCTGATTATCCGGGGCAGACACCAGTCGCCTATGGCCCGTTTACGATGACGCAAGCCACGACATTTTTGACCCCGCGTTTCCGGGGCCGACTTGTATCCATTAAGATCGAAAGCAACGACGTGGATTCGTTTTGGCGGCTTGGAAACATCCGATATAGATTGCAACCGGATGGTAGGTTCTAATGGCTTCTTTAGATGATATCGTCACAACGGCCAAAAATATTGTTACGGCCCTAAATGGCGTTAACCAAACTTTTTCTAAATTTTTGGGCAACCAGACATCAACTTTGATTACGACAGACACCCTTGTAATCACCGGCTCCGGTCGTCTGGCTAGTTTTTGGGTTACGGATGCCGGATCGGCTGATGGCGCTATTTACAATTCGACAAGCGTCGCAAATCCAGCCGCCTCAAGCCAAATAGCGACGATACCTCAAACCGTGGGATATCAAGCCGTTGGTGTGAATTTTACCAACGGTCTGGTTGTTCAAGTCGGCACGGGGCAAGAATTAACCGTTACCTATTATTTGGGTTAAGTTCGTGATAAATTTGCGGTTTCTCGGAGCTAAAAATGCCGCTTAAGCACGGAAAATCGCAAAAGACGATTTCTAGTAATATTGGCGAGATGATCCGTGCCGGTCACCCGCAAAAACAAGCTATTGCCGCCGCGTTGAATACGGCGCGGCAAACTAAAGCGCACGGAGGCAAGGGGCTAGGGCCTTCTCGGCCCGCATCTCATATCAAAGCGCCCCGTTCGTCCAAAATTCATGTCGGCCCTATCCATAGCCCCGTTGCAGGGCGCACAGACCATCTTCCGATGCATGTCGCCAGTGGATCGTATGTGATCCCGGCTGACATCATTTCGGCAATGGGCGAAGGCAATACAATGGCGGGGTTTAGAGTCGCCAAAGATATTTTTTCTCAACCGTTTTATGGCAGCGGCGCTCCATACGGCGCGACGGGACTGCCCTATGGGGCTTCGTCTCCGCGCAAAGCTGAAGGCGGAGAAGTTGATACCGTTCCCATTGTTGCCGCTGGCGGGGAATACGTTATTCACCCCAAAGACGTTATGCATATTGGGGGTGGCTCATTAGACGATGGCCATAAAATACTTGATCATTTTGTACTTCAAATGCGGAAAAAGACAGTTAACACATTGAAAAACCTTCCGGGGCCAAAGAAAAATTAATGGAAAACGAAACTCAAATTCGCATTGGGACTCCTGACGATATCCACGACATGATGGACATCGCAATGAACGCCAGCGAAGAAAACGGCTTTATCAAAGCCAGCCAAGACAAAATGTTGCAAGAGCTTTGGTCGGCGCTAAACCAGCATCAAGGGTTGATGGGGATTATCGGCAATCCTGGCGAACGAGCTGAAGGGGCCGTTCTTCTTAGAATTGGTCAAATGTGGTATTCAAACGATTCAGTTTTGGAAGAAAAAGCAATTTTTATCCGTCCTGAATACCGTGCCGCCAAAGGCGGTCGCGCTCGTCGTTTGTGCGAGTTTAGCAAGCAAGTTGCAGACGCGCTTGGCATCCCTTTGATTATTGGGGTTTTGAGCAACCATAGAACGGAAGGCAAAGTTAAATTGTACGAGCGGCAATTTGGCAAGCCTAGCGGCGCTTTCTTTTTGTATGGCGCTTCAACCGTGAAGACGGCACATCAGGAGCATTGATATGGGCGGCAAAACAGCACCAACCACTTCACAGGTATCGATCCCGCCCGATGTTTTGGCACGCTACAACTCTGTCAATCGAAGGGCTGAGGAAGCGGCTTCTAATCCGTTTCAACAGTACACCGGTCAATTTGTTGCGCCGCTTACCTCTACGCAGCAAGGCGCAGTTTCTGGCGTAAACGCCGCGCAAGGCATGTATCAGCCTTATGGAAGCGAAGCGTATCAACGCACGCAGCAAGCTATGGGTGGCGCAGACCCGCTAAATCAAACCGCTGGATTACAATACAATCAAGCTTACGGGCAGGGTCAAGATTATTTGAGGGCAAGCACCGGTCAGGCGGAAGGAGCTTACGGGCAGGGTCAAGATTATTTAGGAGCAAGCACCGGTCAGGCGGAAGGAGCTTTTAATCAGGGCCAAGATTATTTAGCAGCTGGGGAGAGGTCTGCCTATCAAGCATCTGATGCTGGTCAAAGGGCCGTTAACAACGCCAACGTTTTAACAAGCCAAAGCCTTGGAGGCGTGCAAGCGGCCCTTGCAGAAGGGCAGCCGTATCAGTCACTTGCGACAAGGTTTGGACTTGCCGGGGCTCAAGCTGTTGACCCGTCTCAATTGGGCGCAAGTCAAATTGGGCAATTTATGTCGCCTTATTTGCAAAGCGTAGTTTCATCGACCCTTGCGCCGTTACGGCAGCAACAGCAAGAAGAACAATCCGCTCTTTTGGGCAATCAAATTGGAGCGGGCGCTTTTGGCGGGAGTCGCGGAAAAATTGCCCAAGCAAATCTTGCGCGTCAACAAGAAATGGCAACCGCTCAAACCGTTGCTGGTTTGATGAACCAAGGTTACGGACAGGCTCTACAAACCGCGC